TTTATATACATGGTTTGCTGAAGATAACACATAGAATGTAGCGTCTGCCAATGAAGTCGCACCACTATTTGCCGTTATAGTAGATGATGAAGAGCCTTTGATATATTGACCATAGTCTCCTCTATACATATCATATGTTGTACCTGTTGTCCAGTTTCTTCTAGGTATTACTCTAGAAATATCTGAAGTTGTAATTCGTTTAGCTGCGATTACATCATCAAAAAAATAAAACTCATCTGATACTGAATCAGCTGGTGTTAATGGTGATGAATCGGTGCCTTCGTATTGTGTTCTACTGTCTCCACCTGTTGATGTTGCGAAGGCTTGTGGACGACCTATTGCCAAATAATAAATATTTGGACTTGATTCTGAAAAAGATTCTACAAAATTACTAGTATTGTGTAATCTAAATTTGTTCGTTATAATTGCCGGCATGTTTTTATCCTCAAACTCTAAATGTTACTATTATTTATACAAGATTAATTATAGTTTATCTTAATTTCTGTAGGAAAAGCTATATTAGTTCTTAGAAAATCATTTTCGATATCACCTAAAACTACACCCTCTCCATCAATACTTGTATTTTTTGTACCTTGAACACCCATAGTACTAAACATAGTGTTCATTTCTCCTATTGTAAACTCTTGAATATATTTTCTTTCAGTAGAATCATTACCTACAGCTCCTGTCTGTGGTATCGCACCACCACTAAACATAAATGGGTGTCTATTAAAACTTCTAAATCGTTGACCTAAACCTGAACCAAATTTGAGACCTGTAACACTTCTATGTGATATATCATATTGTTGAACAGATTGTTGTCTTATTATATATTGTCTTTTTAAAGTAACATCTCTAGTATTTGCTGTAAAGTGTTCACTTGTAGTATCATCTAAATCTACACCTACACCAATATGTGAATTACTTCTTAGTGATGTGCCGTCATCTACTGTACCTAATCTGCGACCAAGTATTGTAGAGAATAGAGTATTAATAATTAATGCAAGTCCAATATGTTCTACACCAGATACAGCACCTTCAACAGGTGTTTGTAGTCTAGCATTTAATTGAGTTTCAATATTTACTTGACCTGTTACATAGAAACCTGTAGGATGTATTGTATCTTTAAATGTTTTTCTCCAATCTACAATTGCACGACCTACTTTTATTACATAAGAAAAATCTTGATAGTATAAACTATCTTGTACTTTCATAGTTGATTCTGATACATGACCATCTTCATTTAAGAATACACCATCTGTATCAACAATAGTATCAACAGTTGTAGAAGCTGTAGCAGTATCAACCCTTCTAATTGTTCCTGTTTCAGTTGATGTTGCACCTGTTAAAGTAACTCTTGTATCAAATACACCTGTTGGACTAGAAATCTCCATAAGTCCTCTAGATGAATCCCATGCATTAACAGTTGCACTTACAGTTGTAGAACCATCTGTTCCCAAACCACTAACAGTTTCTCCTACTGTAAAGTTGCCTGAAGCACCTGTTACAATTAATTGAGTTGGTAAAGTTAATGTAGGTGGAGTTGGACTATCTTCATAATCTTTTCCATATTCTACTACTTTTAATTTTATAACTTTTCCTATTTCTGAACCATAAGGGTGTAATGTACAACCACTACCACTAGTACTTGTTATTGAAGTTGTAGGTAAAGTACTCATACCAAAACCTGCATTTATAATTCTTACATCTGTAACATCATTACTACCTGTTCCAGATTCTTGTACAAATTTATCACCTGTATAATTATCATCTGACTGTGTAGCGTCTTCTAAGATAATATGGTCAAAAGTTTCCATACCATATGTTGATATATCTCCAGTTTCAGGTGCAATACCACCATTTACTACTGATACTTTTGCCGAACAAGCACCACCTGTATCATGTGTAAAGTTTACAACATCTCCTATTTCATAACCACTACCAGCATTTCCTACAAATATATCTGTTAGACTTCCTAGTCCTACTTCACCTATTTGTATATTTCCACCAACACCACCTGTATTTGAAATTGTAACTGTATCACTTGTTGAATAGTTTGCACCATCATTTGATATAGTTAAAACAGAAGGTATAGAAGTTATAACTAATTTTATGTAAATATCATCTGTATCAGTTTTAGTGCCTTGTATAGTTTCATCAGCAGTAAAAGTTCCTGTTATTGTATCTTCATTTAAAATAAATTCAGTTGTGTTTATACCACCTATATTAAATGTGTTTATTGTTTCTACAACAGCAGTAGCTTTTGATGTAACACCTGTAATAGTTCTACCAATTAAATCTGTAGGAGAACCTACTGTTGATACTGCTCTTAATATTTTTTTACTATCAAACTTTCCGTCTGATACTCTAAGCATATTTTCTCTAGGATAAATTGTTTCAGAGTTTTCATTAAATAACATTTTGAAAAATACTTCATTTGCTTTTGCTGTACCTTTTGCAAGATAAACTGAACGAATATTTTTTATTAAATTTCTTTTATTAATATTATCATCTAATTTTTCAGGCAATGTTGCCATAAATTCATTTCTAAATTTTGTTAAGAAGTTTGATAAAACTTTATCTGGGTCTCTGAAGTTTGTAAGTTGTTGAATATTCTGAACAGGATTAGGTCTATAATTGTCTAGTGTTGCACTTGCTGTTGATGTTGCACCTACAATAGTTTCACCATCTACAAATTTATCTTGTGCTGAAATAAAAAGTTTATCATTACTTAAATCTTCTACAAGAACAGTTGCTGTTGCACCTGATGTAGAACCTGTTATGGTTTCACCTTTTTCAAATTTACCATAAGATGATGATTCTTGTAATACTTTATCACCAGAACCTTCTTGTGTATTGCCTGATGAAATATGAGAAGCGTCTAATATTAATTTATTTGGATGTAAATCTGTTTCACTTTCTAATAGTACACCATCAGTTGTTTCAACACTTGTTACAGAAATTTCTGCCGATTCCATGAATGTATAATATTGTTTTATAAATTCTAAAAATCGAGGGTGTTCATCTAAAACAAAATCAGGTGCCTGATGTTTTATTATTGTAGATAATTTATTATTAAATTTTGCCATTAGTAACTAGATGTGGTTGTATAAGTTGTTCCACCATCTGATGTACCACTTGCAAAAGAATCTGTCTCTACTACTACTTGTGAATTAGCAACATCTATTTGTAATATTTGGTCTCTTACTGGTATAACATCATTTGAATTTGGTTTAACTGTAAGTTCTATAACAGTTGAAGCACTACCTCTAATATTTGATATTGAAGCAACATTTAATGATGTTAAAGTAATTTGTCCTGTTGTATAATTAATTGTGCCTTGTGTATTATTTTCATAAGTATTAACACCACTTACTAAATAATACATTCTAACATTTCCTTGACCGTCATCATTTAAAAACATTTCATTATCATTACCTGATATTTTAAATCCTGATGATTCTAAAATACCACCACCACTTGTATTATGGCCTGAATGAGGATTGTATAATGCATTTCTAAAATAAACTTGATATGTTATTGCACTAGATATTGTAGGTGTAAAATCTTTTCTAATTTTTAAAGTTGTTATATTTGATAAGATAGATGTATCTGTATCATCTATATCTTGCACTAATTGTGAATATCTAAATAGACCTTCAAATTTTTGTAAATTAGTAGAGCTATAATTTGTAATTGAAGTTATAACATTTGACCTTATTGTATCACCTGTTTTAGTTGTTGCATTTTCATCATACTTAACATTAGATGTTAAAAGTATAGATGTTGTTTCGGGTGTTACAATTACAGGTGTTACTGAAGCAACATTATATTTTTTTAAGTTATCTACAATATTTTGTTTTGTTGCCTCTGTTAAAGTTGAACCTGATTTAGGAACAACACCAATATATACTGTACCATAAACAGGTGTCTCAGCATCCTCTCCACCATATGCACTTATTGATTCTGCATTAGGATAAAAAGTTTGTGTTAAAGTTTCATAGTCTTTAACTGTAACTGCTCTATTTTGTGATTGATATTGTAAAGGAGCATTAAATCTAATTGAGTTATTTGATTGTGCAACACTTCCACCTTGTGCAACAGATACAGTTGAAATACTAACATCTGTAAATCCACCTACTGTTCCACCTAAAACAAATGATGAAGCCCCATTACTAATTTCTTTGTTCGTTACAATATATTCTAAAGTTATAATGTTACCATCTGTAAGTGATTTGCCTAAAACACCATCACCAAAATAAACTTCATTTTTACCATCATCACATTCTTGTAAAAAATAAACTTTTGATGTTGAATCTAACTCTGTTAGTGTTTGAGATTTAGTATATGTATTTGTTGTAGTATCACTTGATGAGTTTTGTACTTTAACTTTTAATGTTGTAGTATCTGCCAAATTACTTGATAAAATAAATTTTTGGTCTACATCTGAAGAATCTACTGTATAAGAATATGATACAGATGTGCCTTCATAGATTTTTACATTTGAAAATTTATAAACACCATCAGTAGGTGTAGTCGTTATATCTTCATTTGTCAAAAAATTATAAGTTACTCGATTTATTTGAGTTGTAAATGTAGTTCCTTTTATCATTGTAATTGAGGCAACAGTTGTAGGAACATTATTAACAGTTATATCAATTGTTGCCATTGGTGATGTAACTGATGTAGGCGTATAACCTAACTGTCTTGCTAATGAAACAACATTTTTACGAATGTCTGCACTATCAAGATATAATTCATTTGATAACATGTTAGCGTTATATGATAGGTAATGTGTATTGTATGCTAACAAGTCTAACAATACCGACATACCTGAACCTTCAAAATCATAGTCTGAAAATTCTGCCTGATTTTGTAAAAATGTTTTTAGATTGTTTCTTATACCATCATAGTCTAATTCAGAAACATCTAGTCTATTACTAATTGCATTTGCCATATTATCTTAATCTCTCTAAAAATGTGTCTACTACTACCGGTTCTTGTGAACCTATTATTGTAAAATGAATACTACAAGAATATGAATTTAAATCTGGATTTGACCTTATTTTAATATCACTTAAAGATATTCTAGGTTCATATTCATTTAATATCTCTGCAATTTTAAGTTGCATAAAATGTGATGTTAATTCTGTCATAGGTTCAAATAATAAACCTCTGATACCAGAACCAATCTCTGGCCTAAATGGTCTTTCATAATTATTAGTATTAATTAAGTTTCGTACACTTCTCTTAATAGCTTCAGCGTCTGTAAGTTTATTTACATCCTTAGTTACTGAATTTAAACCAAAGTCTAAGTCTAGGTCTTTAAAAGTCCTACTAGTTCTATTAGATTCGTTTGTATTTGTAGCGTCCCATTTTGGCATAACGCTAACTATTTATACAGACTAGGCTGTTCTTTTCCACATATAGACAACAATATATGGTTGAACATTATTGTGAGCGTCTCCACTACCTGTGAAACTTGTATTAACTGCATTACCTATTCCTGTGCCAGCGTCTGCAACAAACTCTACATTACCAGCTGCACCACCAAATCCTGCTGTTGAATCCCTAGAACCTGTTTGATGTCTATGTGAAGGTAATTCAGCAGTTGTTAATGTATGAGTTTTAGACCCACCTGTTTCTTCTGCACCATCAAAGTCTGTATCTGAAGAATCAATACCTACAAGAACACGACCTGCACCAAAAGTTGCCCATGTTCCAAATCCTAATAGTGTACCTGGATTTGTTGCATTACTACAATTCATATAAATTGAACCTACAGGATATGCATTTGCAATTGTAGCAGTTACGCCTGTTAATGTTGTAAATGAAACTTGACCACTACCATTTGTAGACATAACTTGTCCACTATCACCATCAGTTGTAGGCATAACATACGAACCATCACCACCCAAATGTGTGAAGTTAGCATCCATTTCATCATGAGTTAATGCTGAACCTTTATTACTTCTTTTTGTTAATGCCATTAGTAGTTCTCTATTGCTGTTCCATTTTGTATTGTTGAATCACCTGTTGTATCATCAAAAAATCCACCTACATAAGATATGAATACACCACTTACTGTACCAGGATTATTTTCTATATAGTCTCTTTCAAAATATTCAAAGTCATCTAACTGGTCAGCAAAAAATGTGTCTGGGTCAATACCTTGCTGAGTATTATCAATATTTAGTACTGTTGTTATATCTTCATCAGTTCCTAAAGCTTCTTTTGGTTTTGTTATTGTAACTTTAAGAGTTGTATTTTCACCTGCCTCTACAATCTCTGCTGAAACATTTATTTCTTTTGTGGGGTCAGTACTTGTTTCTTTTGTTACATCTACACCAAATTCATTTACTGCCATTATATACCTCTATGCATGAACACTACCAGAACCCATAGCTGCAAATGTGGGGTGAAAATATCCACCATCTATTTTACATGTTAAATCTGTTGTTGTTGCTGTAACACCATCTACCACGGTTTCAGTTACGATTGCCTCAGTACAAGCATGTCCAGATGTGCCGTCTCCCATACGAAGGATAGGTTTACCATTTACAAATACAGAACCTGCACCAGTAATAGCTTTATCACCACATACTGTAACACTACCCATTGTGCATGTATATCTACCATTTGTTAATACACTTGTAGAACCTGTAATAAATGGAGTTGCATGAAATCCTGTACCTGTACCGAGACAGAAATGTCCTATATGAAAATCACCTACTCTTATAACTGGTCTATTTGCCATTATATCTTACCTACTTAAAGCTACCACTCCATTACTTGCTACTAATGGCATATCTGCAAATGCCATATAGATATATTGATAATCTGTCCAGTTGTGAATACCATCTGTACTTCTTGGTTTAAATCCTGTTGCATAAAAATCACAATCCGGTGATGTACTATTTTCTGCTGTGGTATCTTGTGCAATTAGTTTTTGTTCTACCGGGTTACCATTATTCCCAACCGTTCCATCTTTTACTATTTTAGTTCTTTCTGTATCTTGCATAAGCCATGATTCAGCACCATTACTTCTTTTAACTATGATAAATTTTGGTCTAAATCCGGTATAAATCATAGGACCATCTGCATTGTTTGATACACCTGTATATGCACCAAAGTGTGAATATCCTTTTATTGGAGTAAAGCAGTAAGCTACATAAGTACTTGTGTCTGCATTAACCCAAGCACCAGTTCCAATACTAAACAAAGTAGATGTGGGAGCTGTATCATTCCACGATAGAGCATTATCTGCTGTGCCAGCATTTGTACTTAATTCATAATAATCTGTTTGGGGGTCTGATGTTATAATTGTTGAGCCATGATAAACCGCCCAGTTTTCTGCACTACTTCTTCTTTTTATTATTATAAATTTGGGTATAGCTCCTAATCCATGTCCAATCGTGGCATTACTTCCGGTGCCTGTATAGGTAGCGATGGAAAATCCAGCAGTAGTATTTGCTTGTACTGTTGATGTTATTGTTCCACTTGTGTTTGATGATGTTGTTGCACCATTTGCTTTCCAGCACCATGCTACATGTTCTTCTGTATTCTTATTAACATTATCTAAACTGCCTACTGTAAATCCTTCTGAACCAAAAGCTGTTATTGAATTTGAATCAGTTGTTTCATCAGTATCAGCATCCGCCTTCAAATATTTGTTTACACCTCTTGATGAATCAACCAATACATGACTTAAAGCTGATTCTCTATTTTTTATCCATACCCAATCAGGTTGAAGTTCCATTCCTGTTATTGCATTTGAAGAACCAGTACCAGTAAAAGTTTTTACATCAAAATGTCCTTCAGGTTTGTTAATTGTTGCATATGCCATTATCCGTACTCCTTAATATTCCTTGTACATATTGAATAAAATCCATCCAATGGGTCATATTCAAATGAGCCATGACCACCATTGTCAGTAACAGCGGATGATACTGCTGTTGCTCCAAATCTTCCCTCGCCAAAGTTTGCTTGACATTGTACAGCTCCATTAAATCCAAATAAAGATACTGCTGGTATATAAAATTCATCTCCAACAGTAAAGGTAAAGTGTGCATTTGCTCCTGTGTTAGGAACACCTGTACCACTACCACTATTCATAACAGTACCATTGATACCCCACCATGCCTTACCATTATCTAAATCTAACCAGCATTGTATAATGTCATTGACTGCTGGTGTTACTCCCATGTCTGCAACAGCGTCAGCATTATTATGTCTTAATTTTTTAACTATTTGTCCAGATGAATTACCAGCTTGAAATGCCCATGAGTTAGCGTCATCGCCATCTCCAAGACCTTTATTTTCTCTTATGTTTTTAGTAGCGTCTAAACCACCATTTCTAAGAAATCCCACATATAGATAACCACCAGTGCTAGAGTATTTAGTTTCCCAATACCATTTACCACTATTCATACCTAATGTTGTACCAGTTATTGCACCAGTATAAGTATCGTTAGCATGGTCTATCTGTGTACCAGCAGAAGTTATAACATTTTGCTGACCAGAACCAGAATGATTATTATTAAAGCAGGTAAATAAATTACCAGGTCTATTTATAGATTGTTTTATAGTACCACTTACTGTCCAATCATTATTATTACCAGAAACATCATTGCCCATAGCAGTAGAATCTGCGAAATCTAAGAAAAAGCCTTTTGAGCCATAAGTAACACTAGGTTCTGTAATTGGAATCCACTCTCCAGTGTCAGTATCAGTTTCTCCAAAATAACTAGCGTCATAAGCCGTTCCGTCAATAAAATGATAGTGAGCTAAATTTCCTTGAAAGTAACTGCCTGTATGATACCTACCTATATATTCTGCTTCTACGCCTGAATTATGATGTGTATCAAAGTTTTGACCACCACCAATAGTTTGTGTCCACCTTGTTGTTTCATTAGTTCCATTTACATACACTTTAAGTCTGTTAGCTGCTGTTGCTTGTGTAGTATCTAATGCAAATACAATATGTGTCCAAGATGTAAAATCTCTAAAGTATCTATTCTCGGAATAAATTTCTACTTTATTAGATTGAGGAGCGTCATCCGCTGAATAACAGAACCACCTACCAGCGTGGCAAGAAACTCTATGAGATGGATAACCATTTTGGTCATCACCATAAAGTTGTATAGCTGTTTCAGAGCCATCTCCTAGACTTTTTGTGTTTATCCAAAAACTCCATGTCAAAGTTCTTCTGTTACCGGCACTACCAAAATCTTTTGATAAATATCCACTAGTGCCGTCAAAGGCAGCTGAATAAGGAATTCTATCTATAAAACCTCCTCTAGTTGGGAAACTGCCAAAACCTAATGTTCTATTATAATTTGCCACTTATTTACTCCTTATTCTGGACCCGGATAGGGTATGATTAAATCAACCAAAAGCATTATATGGTTTAAATCAATTGTTGAATGGTATAATACTTTTTCATGAGCACCACGAGATGATAATAATTTATTCTCACATAAGACATCATTTTCAAATTTATCTTTTATTAATGTGTCTTCTGCTTCTATTAATTCGGATTCTGTATCATGAGTAGATATTATTGTAGTATTAAGGGTAGTACCACTATCCCTCTTTATTTTTAGATATTCATTTTCTCCTGAAAATTTACCTTGATAACCATCAGTACTATCTACTGTATCACGAGCAATATAATATTTGCCGGAAGAGGGTTCTGTTATTTTATATACGATATGTGCCATATTACATCTCTCAAAAAACTTTCTTACTTCTATTTATAAGAGAAAAAAATAAAGCTTGACAAACATTGCCGTATATGATAAGCTGAAGTCATGAATATCGTACAAATATTGAACAATTTATACCAAATGAGAATCATTCTCAATAAATTATTTTCAATATATTTGACAAACCCTTATAAATCAATAACTTGGGCTACCGAAAAGTGCTTGACACGGCTTTAAAAATACCATATAATGGACACATGAATAAATTAAAACACACTAAAAAAACTGACTTTCAAAATACTCTAAATTTAGAC